TGAAGGGATATATTGACTCTCGTCAATTACTGTTACTTCTACGCCTGGTGATACTAGAGCCATAATGGATTCCTTTTCAAGTTGTAGATATTTATGGGTATATTCAAAAAAGGTGGTTCTACGCTGCCCTTTGGCAAAGGTCCACCGCTAAATACCACATGAAAAGACCGTTGTGTAAGGCCTGCGAGCAAAGACCCTGTGCTGTAAACTATTACCGTGACGATGTAGCTCACTATCGAAGTCGTTGCGAGACTTGTTTGCGCAAAGGCAAGGGTGTTAAAAAGAGAATAGCCCGCTGGCAAAGTGCGGGCTATAAAAAGAAGATGACCTGTGACCGGTGTGGGTTTAAAGCTAGATTTTCAGCACAGATACTGGTGTATCATGTGGACGGAAATTTAAGCAACGCCGCTCACAAAAATTTAAAATCAATCTGTAAAAACTGCGAAGTAGAACTTGCAAAACTTGACGTTACTTGGCGAGCCGGGGATCTTGAGCCAGATGCTTGACTTGATGGTACAAGTGATCCAGCGTTCCATTGTTGTCTAAGATTTGATCAAAATCTGTGCCAACCCAACTGTACTCGCTGGCATGAACTCCGATTCGATCTAGTTTGGCTTTGCTCACGCTCCATTCAGCGTTGCCGTTGGGGCCACGATTATACGCTATTGCGGCGTTGTACCAATCGGGTTCGTCGCCCCGTCTAATACGCACAACTATGCCGCCTGCGGCTTTGATTGCTTTGATTTCGTTAGGAAATCTACAGTCTGTAATAACAACATCGTCGGTGGTATTACGCAATTTATTTTCCAAGCTGGCAATCCAAATATCATCATGAAATCCAGTTCTTAGAACGTTTGTGCCCCATTGCTGTAGCACCCACCGTGGGGTTAGCTCAGGAATTTTTAGTCGTTCAGCCCACCAGATATCTACCTGCTCACGCCACTCGCGACTGTGTTTTGTGCGCCCTTCCAGCATGGTTCTGTCCCAGCCAAACACTTGACTCACAGCATCTTTTAGTGTGTTAGCAAAACTTTCTCTGCGAAAATGATGCAGATTTACAAGGTAGTCTGCGGCAGTGTCTTTGCCAGCCCCAATCAGTCCACAGATGCCAATGATCATTTGAGTTCCTTTACATTGAGATGTCGAAGAGTATTTTGTAGCATGCCAATTTGTCTGCGGCAATCCTCTAATGCATGATGGCTAGTGGGCGGGATTGGTTGCTCTGGCCAAAGGCTAAACACTGTGCGGCTGTCGCGCACCTGGTAGTATTTCCACGGAAGAGACTTGTTGTAGCTTTTGTAGGCATGCTCTAGAATGTTCATGTCATAGGTCGGACCTTGCGCCCAAATCAGCTTGGAGTGCCAGATCAGCCGGCCTAGTTCGTCCAGGGCCTGATCCAGTGGTATCCGATCTTGTTCGCCAAACGCTTCTTCTCTAGCATGAGCAGGTTGGGTTGCCCACCATTCAATTGTGCCGTTGTCAATAGAACGATTTTCCTGACTCTCTAGTGTTACTCTAGCATAGTAATGCTTGTCGTAGTGGCCTTGTCCAAACGGGTCAAACGTTTGTGCGGCTATGGTAAGGATAGTGGTGTCTGGGCCGGTTGCCAGCCCTTCTAGGTCAATCATCAGGTGCATGCCATGATTGTAACACAACTGCAACGATTTGTCTAGTGTGTGTTAACCAATCACCCAGGTAAGCGGTTGACTTGCATCCACATACAGTTTGAGTTCTTCGATTTTGGCATCCATGATGGCTTGCCCTTCGGCTTTCATAGCAGCGCCGTTTAGTGTGCCGCCGCCTTGTGGGCCTGCAATGGTAGCAAACTTTTCACGGGCTTCGCCAATGATCATTTTACAAGCACCAACCATGTAGTCTCGAATCCACTGACTGATTTGGTAGTCACTCAGCAGTTGAATTTCAGGTTTGATTTGGTACACCCAAAGAAGCACATTTTCACCAGTGCCTTTTGGATCACGAATCAATTGTAGTTTTTTTGTAACTGGATTCCAGGTATAGTTCATGTATGCGCCGAACATGCGTCCAGCTAGTTCAACATACTGTGAATAGAAATCGTAGGTGGCAAGGCCGCCTGACACGTTGAAGTTCATGAGATACACATTGATGGATGCCTGTGCAAACGGATCAAAGTTTGATGCAAACGGTCCAGTTGAGTCGCCAAACGTTCTACGGAATATCTGACGCACACTATACACTTCCTGGGGCAAGGTGTAGATGTTTACGTCACGAATCAGCTCCATAAAGATATAGGCTTCTTCATAGGCGTTGTTGGCACGTTGGCGATAGGTACCAATTGTGCGTTGATATGCCGCTTCGTAGTGTGCCGGGTCTAATTCAAGATCAATAATTTGATCACCCATGGTTAACTTGCAATATTCAATAAGATTTTGCTTTAACTCAGGTAATGTATTTTGTTCAGCCATTGTGGACTCCGATAATGTTATTTACCAGGGGTTATCCATTTTTCTAGCTTGGATGCAATCAGTTCGTGCCCAAGTTGATTGGGATGTGCAAAATTAGGTCTAATAAATTCATTGTCTGCAACATTTAGTAGGTGTTCTCCGTTGTGGTCTGTTGCACCAAACCAGTCTGCGGCTGTTTCTGTTCCGTGTTTCCAAATTTTACTCGTGTCAACTCCAGGAAGCCACTCGGGATATCGTACCCATCCAGCAAAGTAAAAGTCATTGATTTTGTAATGCTTGGACCAAGATTGCAAGGCTGTTGCTGTGGCTGAAGAACGCATGACTTCGTGTCCTTTGCGATGGAAGTGCATGAACACCTCACGTGCCCATTCTTTAGCGTCTGTGGGCCAGTGTTTCCACTCACGATCTTGTTCGTTCCATGTTCCAAATCTAGGCCAATGTGTAGACCTACCTGGATTTGTTAAAAAAAACACAGCAGTGATTTCGTCGTCTTTGTTGTGATGATTGGCAATGTATTCTTGAAACTGATACAACATGTCCTCATTACTAGCCCCAGCAGATCCGTAGTTGAAAAATTTATCAAAACCCATTTTACGTTGCAGTAGATCGCCGTAAGGTACCTCATGGGGAGGAGTCAGCTCTCCCCCTTGTGGCCAGCTGTCGCCAAATGTTAACAATACTTTATGTGCCATTAGATGCAGTGCCTTTGACTGTGGGGGTAATAATTCTACTGATTCCTTTGACTGGACAAAATTTACATTGTGGAATTGGGTGATTCAAACTTTCCACCCAATCATCTTTGTAAAGTTCAAAGTTGTCCAAGGTCAGTGGCCGGTAGCTGTTCATGATCTGGCGGTCTGATTCAGAAATGTCAAATTGATTTTGTTCGTCAAATTCTGGGAACAAGGCCGCAGGGCCGCATTTGTATATTTTTCCGCGAACAAAGTGATAGCATTTAAATTTAACAAATCCACACTGTTGATGGCTGCGCACAGGATCGCTGTCATGCACAATAAATCGGCCAGTGTTGTTTAACTGCACAGCGGATGTTTGGAAAGTATTGTCCAGATACATGCAAACAACAACACCATTTTTATCAACCACAGTCCAATATGAATCCCACCCTTGCCAATTTGATGGTGGCGAAATGTTTAATTTAACACCAAATTCTACCACAACAGTGTCAAGAAAATCCAATATGTTTTGACGCAACATTTCAAAGTCTGCTAGGTTGTGCAGACTTATCCCAATGTGATTTGCTGGCCGTGACTGAGGTCGAGATTTGATCATTGCTTCATACAGCCCCGGAACGTGATTCAGGCGGGTGCCATTTGAAAGAATTTCAACATCACAATTAAATATTTCGTTTAGTCCTACTACCCATTCACTGAGAGTAGGGTTCAGTGTGGGCTCGCCACCTAAGATAGTTATGGCTTGTAGTTCAATTCTCTCTGCCCACTGTCGGTAGATGTCTTCGTAATCGCTCCAACGTTGCCACCCTGAAAATTTATGGTTATTAAACCGATTGCAATTGTCACAGGTATAATTACAGACATTGGTAATGTAAAATTCTACTTTTTCATCTTCTTTTTC